GATTTTACAGTTGGACTTACAGGAGATATTCAAGAATTTACTATCGGTACAGAAAACTATTTCCAATACGAAATTGATTTAATAGAGGTACTGTAATGACAAGATCATTAACTGCTGGAGTAATTGCAGAAATAGCCACTAACAAACTTAATCCAGTAGAACTTATTTATTTAGGAATTGGCACAGGAACTTATTACACAGATCATTATAAAGACATAATATTTGATGGAAACACTTACACAGCTTCATCATTATTTTTAGGTAGTTCTGAAGTTCAAGAGACTGCTGATGTTGCAGTAAACTCATTAACACTTAAATTTTCAGGTGCAGATACAACAATTATTTCTTTATTGCTTAACAATAACTACATGAACAAACCTGCTAAAGTTTATAGAGGTTTCTTAAATGATAGTCAGGCACTAATAGCTGACCCATTTCTTTTATTTGATGGAAGAATATCTAACTTTGCTCTTGAAGAAAATGCTACTACATCTTCAATCAATGTAATTATAACTTCTCATTGGGCAGATTTTGAAAAGACTTCAGGAAGAAGAACTGCTGAGAACTCACAGAAGCTTTATTTTCCTAATGACAAAGGTATGGAGTTTTCAAGTAAGACAGCACAAAAGATTAAGTGGGGTTCAGCTTAATGAATGACTTGTATAGAATTATACATCTTTATAGACAGTTTCCAAAATATGATAAATTTACTTATAAACAATTAACAGAAATGATTACTCCATCAGTAAACTTAGACCAATATCAAATTCACAGAATAGGAAGTGAAGATGTGGGATTTACTAATTGGGCTTATCTTAGCGATAATGTTGAACAAAGATTTAAACTTATTGGAAAACTAAAACCTAATGAATGGAATTGTGGAGATAATATTTGGGTTATGCAAGTTGTAGCTAAAAGTAATGCTAAAGAAATTATGAAGTGGGTTAAAGATTATTTTAGAGATAAAATTGAAGTTAATGAATCTGTTAAATGGATTAGAGCAGACAAAGACTTTCAAATTTATAGAAGATCAGAAAAATACAAAAGGGAGTTTCATATATAAATGGGTGAAGCAATAGTAACAGCAATTATAACTACCATAATAACTACTGCGATAAGTTATATTATTGCACCTAAACCAAAAGCACCAAGATTTAATTCGCAAGACGAAGCCAAAGGAACATTAGTAAATAAAGACTCAAACAATAATCCTATTCCAATTGTTTATGGGAAAAGACAAGTAGGATTAACTAGAGTATTTGTTGAAAGTTCTGGTGCTGATAATCAATATCTTTATGTAGCAGGAGTATTATGCGAAGGTGGTGGTGCAGGAATTACAGCAATAGATGAAGTTTACGTTGATGACAAACTAGTAACATTTGATGGTTCATTAACAGATGGAACTATAAGAGGAGTATCTAGTGGAGATGCCAACTATTATAAAGGTGGGGAATCTTTAATATCTATTCAATCATTTTTTGGATTAGACAATCAATCAGCTTCTTCTTTACTTGATGAGACTACTAACTGGACATCAGATCATAAACTATCTGGTCTTGCTTATGTTGCTTTAAGGTTTAAATGGAATCAAGATGCTTTTAATGGATTACCTGAAGTTAGAGTAACTGTTAGAGGTAAAAAGATTTATGACCCTAGATTAGATTCTACCAAAGGTGGTTCTGGTTCACATAGACAAGACACAGCTTCTACTTGGGCTTATTCTGCAAACTCATCATTAGTTCTTTTAGATTATTTAAGAAATAGCAGATATGGAAAAGGATTACCCAATGATGCCTTTGAAACTAATTACGATACATTTAAAACTTCTGCAAATACTTGCGATACACAAGTAACTCCTTATTCTGGTGCTACAAGCGATATAAACTTATTTGAAACAAATGCAGTTATAGATAGTGAAAAGAAAGTATTAGAGAATGTAAGAGAACTTTTAGTACCTATGAGAGCAATATTTAATTACACACAAGGTAAATACAAAATTATTATTGAAGGTTCAGGAAGTTCACAATTACTATTAACTAAAGATAATGTTGTAAGCGAAGTTAAATTACAAGGTGAAAGCAAATCTGAAAAGTATAACCGAGTTATAGGAACATTTACTAACCCAGAAAAAGATTATCAATCAGATACAGTTTCTTATCCACCATTTGATGATTCAGCATTACCAGTAGAAGATCAACACGCAACAATGTTAAGTGATGATAACAATACTTTACTTGAAAGAAGTTTTGATATGTTACAAGTAACTTCTCCATATCAAGCTGAAGAAATTTGCGAGAACATATTAAAGAGATCAAGAAACAATTTAAAAGCAGAAGTAACAGTAACTTCAGAAGCACTTAATTTATCTATTGGAGATATAGTTACAGCTACATACGATACAGCAGGTTTTAGTGCCAAGCCATTTAGAGTTATGTCTTTAGCTATTAATTCAGATTCAACAGTAACTCTTGGCTTAGAAGAACATCAAGATAATTTTTATACTTGGGAAGAAAAAGGCGAAGCACCTACAATAGCTGATACAATACTTCCTAATCCTTTTTCTGTTACAGCACCAGTATCAGTTACTTTAGATGACCAATTAATTGAATACTCAGATGGAGTTGTTATTACTGCTTTAGATGTAACGATTGGTGCATCACTAGATAACTTTGTAGATTACTACCAAGTAGAATACAAACTAAGTACAGATACAGATTATCTTATATCTGGTCAGGTTACAGGATTGTTTCATAGAATATTAAACGTAAAAGATGGATTTATTTATAATGTAAGAGTTAGAGCATTTAATACATTAGGAGTTAGTTCTACTTACACATCTGCAACAAGAACTATCATTGGTGGAATTGCACCACCTTCTGATGTAACAGATTTTTCATGTAACATTATTGGTGGAGACGCACATTTATCTTGGCAACAAATTACAGACTTAGATTTAGCTTATTATCAAATAAGATATTCAACACAAACAAGTGGTGCTTCTTGGGCTAACTCAGTTTCTTTAGTTGAAAAAGTTGCAAGACCAGCTACTTCAGTTACAGTTCCAGCAAGAGTAGGTTCATATCTTATCAAAGCAGTAGATAAAAATGGTAACTTTTCTTCTAATGAAACAGTTATTGAAACAAACGTATTAGCAATAGGAAACTACAATGCTGTTGCAAGTCAAACTGAATCACCTACATTTGCAGGAACTAAAACTAATGTAATAGTTTCTGATGGTACATTAAGATTAGATTCATCAGAATTATTTGATTCTGCAATAGGCGACTTTGATTCTGGAACTTCATTCTTTGATTCTGGTGTAACTGCTTATGACTTATATTCTGAAGGAACTTATTTATTTGCAACTCCAATAGACATAGGTGCAGTTTATACTTCAAGAGTAACTGCTTCTATTGCACAAACATCAGATAACCTAGATGACTTGTTTGATGCAAGAACTGGAGATTTTGATGATGCACAATCTAACTTTGACGGAGATACTCCTGCAAATTCTAATGCACATATTGAGATTGCTTTATCTAATGACAATATAACTTATACTTCATTTAGAAACTTTGTAGTCGGAGATTACACAGCTAGATATTATAAATTTAGAGTTACATTAAGATCATTTGATTTAAGTTCAACTCCAGTTATTACTGCTTTGTCAGTAAGTGTAGATATGCCAGATAGAATATTTAGTGGAAATGATATTGTTTCAGGAACAGGAACTTATAATGTTGTATTTACTTTACCTTTTTATTCTAATTCTTATGCAGTTGGAATAACAGCACAAGGTATGAACACAGGAGATTTCTTTACAATTTCAAATAAAACTGTTAATGGTTTTGATGTTGCCTTTAAAAATAGTAGCAACGCAGGAGTTACCAAGACTTTTGATTATTTAAGTAAAGGATATTAGATAGAATATGGCACAACATAGCGATTATAATATAGCGAATCAGGGTTTCCCTGCATTTAGAACAGATTTAAACAACGTACTATCGGCAATCAACACATTAAATTCAGGAACATCAAGACCAGCTTCAGCAGTAGCAAATTCTGTTTGGTTGGACACAACAACTTCTACTGCACCAATTTTAAAATATTATGATGGGGCAGATGACATTTCTATTCTACAAATTGACCACACAAACAATACAGTAAATTTATTTGATTCATCTACATCATACGAAACAACTGCTACTTCTGCTGGAACAAAAACATTAACAACAACAAGTGGTTTCAAACAATTCTTTACTGGTTCAACTACTCACACAGTTGTTATGCCAGTCGCAAGTACATTATCTCTTGGACAATCTTACGAAATTCATAACAACTCAACTGGTTCGGTTACAATAAATTCTTCTGGTGCTAATTTAATTGCAACTTTAGGTGCAGGATTAACAGCAACAGTAACTTGTATATTAACTTCTGGCACAGATGCTTTATCTTTTGATTATTATTTACCAGCACCACTTTTAAGTTATTCTAAAGGTACATTTACTGGTAATGGTTCTGCAACAACAATTACTATTACAACTGGTAGAGCAGTTGATAACGTATTAGTATTTGTAAATGGTATTTGTTTAGTTCCAACAGATGACTATACAATTTCTGGTACAACATTAACATTCGCAACAGCACCAGTTAATTTAGCTGAGATCACAGTTAGATATTTACCAATTTAATATCATGGGTGCTATAACTAGAAGCATAGCAAATAACATTACGACAAGTGGTGTATTTACATCTTCTGCAATCACAAACAATTCTGTTACTGGAATAACTGTACTTCCTAATGCTGAAGATGGAATTACATTTATATCTTCTCAAACTGCTTCTAACTCAGCTTCACTTAGTTTTACTTCAGGATTAACTTCAACTTATAAAGCATACAAATTTGTGTTTAGTTCAATTCACCCAAGAACAGACAATGTAGCTTTTCAATTTAATATGAGTACTGATGCTGGTTCTAATTATAACGTAACAAAGACAACTACTTATTTTGTAGCTTATCATGCAGAATCTGATGTTGAAGCAGATATTGGTTATCAATCTAGTTTAGACTTAGCACAAAGTACATCTTATCAAAATTTAATTTCATTTCTTGGTAATGGTGCTGATGAATCTGGTAGTGGTACATTAAATTTTTTTAACCCTTCTTCTACAACTTATGTAAAACACTTTATATCAAGATGTGATAGATATAGTGCTGGTGATTATTCTGTTGATGAATTTGTTGCAGGTTACGGAAACACAACTAGTGCTGTCAATGCAATTAGATTTCAAATGTCATCAGGCAATTTTGACGGAACAATTTACTTATACGGAATTAAATAATGGGTAGTATTACAAGAGGTTTATCAAACAACATTACAACTGGTGGAGTTATACTTCCTGCTGGAATTACAAATGCTTCAGTAAGTGCTGTAACTTCTTTTGCTAATGCACCTGCTGGAACATTAAGACTAATATCTACACAGACTGCTAGTTCATCTGCGACAATATCTTTTACAACTGGTTTAGATAGCACTTATGATGCTTATGAGTTTCATTTTATAAACATTAGACCAGATTCTGATAATGTTGATTTTACATTTAATTTAAGCACAGACTCAGGTTCTAATTATAACGTAACAAAAACAACTACTTCTTTTAGAGCATTTCATGATGAAGGTGATGTTGGTGGTAATGTAAGTTATGTTGCTGAAGATGATTTAGCACAATCAACTTCGTTTCAATTATTAACTGGAGCAGGGGGTGGTTCTTTAATGGATTCAACAAGTGATGAACATTTATCTGGAAAACTAGAATTATTTAATCCTAGTTCAACAACATATGTTAAACACTTTATAGCTAGAACAGAATATGTTGCTGGTGGGGTTGGAATTATATTTTCAATTGATACTTTTATTGCAGGATATGGAAACACTACAAGTGCTGTAAATGCTATACAATTTAAAATGAGTTCAGGAAATATAGCAGATGGAATTATAAAACTATACGGAGTAAAGAAAAGCTAATGGGAACTATCACAAGATCATTCGCAAACAACATAACTACAAGTGGTGTTCTATTACCAGCTTCATTGGTAAACAATTCTATTGCCAACGTAACTGCTTACAATGCTTCTGTTGCTACTGGTGGTATGAAATTAATAAGTTCGCAGACAGCAAGTAACTCAGCTTCTTTATCATTTACTACTGGTATTGATTCTACTTACAAAGAGTATCAGTTTTATTTTATAGACATTCACCCAAGAACAGATGCTGATGAATTTCAATTTAATTTATCTACCGATTCTGGTTCAAATTATAATGTTACAAAAACTTCAACATTTTTTTGGGCTTACCATGATGAAGCTGGTGCCGATCCTGCATTACTTTATAGTACTTCTTTTGATTTAGCACAAAGTACAGCAGATCAAGTAATAATGCCAAACACAGGAAATGGTGCTGATGAATCATTGTCTGGTTCTTTACAATTGTTCAATCCTTCTTCAACAACTTACGTTAAACATTTTATATCAACTACTAATAGTTATAATGCTTCAGACTATTCAATAAATGCTTATGTAGCAGGTTATGGTAATACCACTTCTGCCGTTAATGCTATTCAATTTAAAATGTCTAGTGGAAATATGGACGGAACAATTTTAATGTACGGAATCGTATAACTTGACTAAAATAAACAATAAACTATAAGGATAATATGGCAGAACATAAATTAGTAGATGGTGTAAAAATTGAACTTACATCACAAGAAATTACACAAAGACAAGCTGAAGCAACTGCTTGGGCTAATGGTGCTTTTGATAGAGCAATCGCTGGACTTAGACAAAAAAGAAATTCATTAATAGCTTCTTCTGATTGGACAGTTTTATCAGACAGTCCATTATCTGCTGAACTAAAAACTGCTTGGTTAGAATACAGACAAGATTTAAGAGATATTACTGAAGGTGTAAATACAGTTGCTAAAGTTAATGCAGTTGTATTCCCTGACAAACCTTAATGATCTGGTTTCTTTTAGGAACTATCTTAGGAATATTTTTAGGTTGGAAATACGAGTTAGCAATTAACGACTTCATAGAATCAATTAAAATACATCTTAATATTAAGTAGTCTTGATTTTTGTTGCAACGCAACATATATATACTAAAAAATAATAGGAGAAAAAATGTTCACATTTAAACTACCGACATACGAAGAACTAAAACAAAACTACGAAACATACTTAAAAGATGTTCAGAAGTTTTATAAAGACTGGTATTCGGATATACAAAAGACTTTTAACAAATAACTTTATTAAAACACAATAGTTTGATAAACACACTGCATAATATTAATTGCATTTACAAACTTTGGATTGGTGGGTGTGTCTTGCTAAAGTCTTGCAAATGCTTAAACGACAATGGCAAGAACTCACAACGAAGAATTAATCAGTCTAAAGGGACATATAACAGGAATCCGTAGAGAAATTAAAATACTAGGTACTTCAGTTTATAAGCTGGAGAAAAGATTAGAAAAACTATTCTGGTCTATCTTTATTGCTCTTGGAACTTTAAGTATGGCTTTATTGACTTTGTTCTTGGCTAAGTAACTATTGCTTAAATCGGCAAATACAACTAACAGGAAAGGTATATGAAAAATAAGAGAATATTAGTCATATCAGATTTACACTTTCCATTTGCTCATAAAGACTGGCATGGATTCCTAACTAAATTAAAAGCTAAATATAAACCAGATACAGTTGTAAATATTGGTGATGAAATGGATTTTCATTCTATAAATGTATCTCACACAATAGACCCTGATCTTCCTTCTCCTAAAGATGAATTAGAACTTGGCAAAAAAGAAATACATAGACTTCATAAACTATTCCCACAAATGACTTTATTAGAATCAAATCATGGTTCTATGGTTTTAAGACGTGCTATGGCAAAAGGAATGACTAAATCTTTTATTAAGTCTTACAATCAAATATTAGAAGTTGGTAATGGTTGGAACTGGAAAGAAAAACATTTTATAGATACAGATAAAGGTAGAATACTTTTTGGTCATCAATTCTCTCCTGATATTTCTAAAGCAGTTGCTCAATTTGCAGTCTCAGTTTGTCAGGGGCATTACCATACGATCTCAGAAGTAAGATTTCATGGTAACGATTTCCATTTAAACTTTGGAATGACTGTTGGTTGCTTAATTAATAAAGATGCACTTGCTATGAATTATATGAGACTTAACTTAAAAAAACCAATTCTATCTTGTGGACTAATTACAAATGGTATGCCACATTTAACACCAATGTATTTGAAACGTAACGGAGATTGGGATAACAATATATATATATGAGAGAAGTAAGTTTGAAGGAACTGCTTTTTAGCGAGACTGCTACAAGACTTGGAATAGATAATACTCCAACAGATCAAATCTTAATTAATCTACAAACATTAATACACGAAGTTATTCAACCAATCATAAATGAATTTGGCGACATCAAAATAACATCTGGTTATAGATCTCCTGAATTGTGCAAAGCCATAGGAAGTTCTACAAGCAGTCAGCATTGTCTTGGAATGGCAGTGGACTGTGAGGTATTAGGAGTGCCTAATAAAGAACTTGCTGACTGGGTTGTTAATCATTTACCATATGACCAAGTTATTCTTGAATTTTGGAAACCAGAAGAAGCTAACTCAGGTTGGGTTCATATCTCTTACAATAAAGCTGGTAATCGTAAAATGTATTTAAGAGCATACAAATCTAACAATAGAACAGTCTATGAAGTCTTATAAAAAACAAGTTGGTGGAAATCACTATAAAACACTTTCAATCCAACCTTCTAAATATATTTACTATAACCAATTTAATTGGTATCAAGGTAATGTTATTAAATATGTAAGTAGATATAATCGTAAGCATAAAACTGCAAAGGGACAGTTAGTTGATCTTAGGAAAGCCGAACATTATCTTCAACTATTAATTGAAACATTTAATAATAAGAAATAACTCATTTTAAGGCATAGTGGCTTTAAAACGAGTATAATCCCATAAGAACTCCAATCGTTAAAAAATAGGGGTAATTTAAGGGTTTAAATAGGCAAATTTAAGGAGTTTTATATGGCAAACTACACAATTATAAAAATAGATAGTGATTTTACACCAGAAACCCATACTCTTGGTGGTACATCTGCACAATCATCAGCTATTACAACACAATCAGGATTAATTAGAATAGCAGTAAAAGGAACTCATGCCCACGTTGCCTTTGGTGCTAATCCAACTGCCACAGAAGATTCTTTTTTAATTAATGAAAATACTTCAGAAATATTTACTTTTGTAAGTGGACATAAAGTTGCTTACCTAAAAACTTCTGGTACTGGCGAAATAAATATAACATCTTTAGACTAATATGCTACCAGCTTTAAGTGCTTTCGCACCACTCCTTACAACAATATTTAAAACAGTTGATAAAGCTATTCCTGATAAAGATTTAGCTGAAAAATTAAAAGCTGAAATGAATATGCAGTTGATGCAATCTGGCACAGAAGAAATGAAAGCATCTGCAAAAATTATTGAAGCAGAAGCTAAGTCTAATTGGTACGTATCTGGGTGGCGACCAACTCTTATGTACTTACTTATTTTAATTGTAGCTTGGAATTATATTCTTAGTCCAATTTTATTTCTTGTAATCAAAGTTAAAACACAAGTAGAACTTCCTTCTGATGTTTGGACATTACTTACAGTAGGTTTGGGTGGCTATACCATTGGAAGATCAGGAGAGTCAATCGCTAGAAGTTTAGCTACAAGACCAGTAAACAAGAATCAAGAAAATGGATAGTCTAAAGTTAAGCGATCAAACGCAAGTATCACTACCTATTAAAAATATTGTAGCAATCGTATCTGCTATCGTTGTAGCTGTTTGGACTTATTTTGGAATCGTTGAAAGACTTAATAGACTTGAAACTAATGAGAAATTAATGTCGCAAGACTTACTTAAAAAAGCAGAACAAACTCCTAAGAACCAAGAGATGTATATGTTGATTGAGTACCAAGCCAAATCAATAGACAAGCACTCAAAACAATTAGAAGAAAACGTACATACTAAAGTAATCATTAATCAATTAGAAAAGAAAATAGATAAGCTAGAAAAAGAATTAGATTCATTAAGAGGTAAATAATGTTTGAAGTAGTATTTGCTTTACTGATGTATATGAATGACAAGCTAGAAGGTTATTCTCCAAAATTAAATGTAGCTGATTGTTTAGAACAAAAACGTAAAGTTGAACGTGATGGAACTAATGATGTTACTAAATGGTCGTGTAAAGAAGTTGAAGCCATTATAGAAACTGATAAGCATGGAATTAAGCGAATCAAAGAAATTAAATCAAAATGAACTTTTATCTAGTTACCTATGCAATTAATTTTGTAAAGGTGAATGATGAAAACATTAAAGAAGATGTTGCTCACGTCAAATTTTTTGATAGCCAAAACTTTGCAAACTCAAATTCATTTCTAGCTTCACTTAAACAAGTTAAAAAACTTAGGATTACTTCTGTTGAGTGGGATTTAGAGGAGTGTAACTGGTATGATTACTATGAAGATATTTCAAATACTATTCACTAAATCGGCAGTAGATAATATTCAATACCAT